CAAATCATCTGCGGGAACAAATTTAGAGCAAGCCATTGATGATGTTTCATCATAATAAACTTTTTTAAAAGCTGAGCCTGCTAACGGTAAATGAAATAATAACGAATCAAAGTCTGGTTCGTAGTCTTTCATTTTTTCCATGATCTGATAGTTCATGAAATCTTTTACTCTTTGTGATTGTTGTTCTTTTTCTGGAGTAGGTACTCCTAAAATTTGTGTTCTAACTGGACCATCTGAAGGTAATAATTCTTTGTAAGCTAGCGCTTGAAATTGTGTAACAGCTTCTGCTAATACAGGGTGAGTTGCGCCGGACGCACCTTGAAAGGGTTCTGTTCTGTTGTCGTATTTAAAACCTAATAAATCTAAACCTTCTCTGTAACCTTTTTCCCAGTCTTTTCTAGAATTTTTATAGTCTTGATAATTTTGATAAAGAGTAGTTCCTAGTCTTCCTAATATATCATCAGGTAAATGTTCTGCTAAATTATCATAATGATTTTGCCCACCCTCAACAGAACCGATTGCAGGATTATAATCAATATCTACAGATCCATCTTCGTTCTCTGTAATCTCTACAGGTTCACCTTTTTCGTTTAACTTCTGTTGCTCTTCTTGTTGAGCTACTTCTAGTTCTTCAGGTGATGGAACTTTTATTTCTTGCTCTACGTTTGGTAGAGACTTGTCTATGTCTGCCATTTATTTTCTCCAGTTTCACAGGTTTAACAGTATTATAATTAATAAGCAAGCCCTGTGGTTGTGGGCCTCTCTTTGGTGGTATTGTGGTTGTTAGCTTAGTCTTCATAATCGCTCATATCTATATCAGGACCTTCGTCTACATCAGCTCTTGTTCCTTCAGCGTCTGCCACATCGATTTGTTTTTGCCCTGGTGTGTATTTTTTTTCTCCTGTTCCTTTTGCATAACCTTCTAATTCTGTAGCGTTACCCCCTAAAATATCATCTATATCATCTACAACTACACCGTCTACATCAAAGTCATCCATCTCTGGACCAGTTCTTCTATATTGAGTATCGGAAGCTATAAACTCACCAGGTGTTTTTACAGCCTTGCCTGTTGTTTCGTCTACTAACTCATAGCCCGGTGGTCTATAAACTATTTCATAAGGTTCACCATAAGCATTTTTACCTTCAACTACAATTTGACCATCATCACCTTTAGTTAATGTTACTCCTGGTAATTCTGTATTTTTATATTCCATAAGATCTGCATCTATCTTTTTACCGATAGATCTTCCTATAAATCTATCTACAAAGTCTGGGAACCAATCGGGCATGACTGTAGTTGTGTTTGCAAGTTTTTTAACCACAGGTACTGCTGGTTTAAAAAATTTACCCAGTATGGGTAACGATGCAATACCTGCCATTAATTTCATAAACATTCTTCGATCTGGATTATTTGGCCCATCAGCAAAACCTATTCTGCCTCCAAGAGCATAGATACCTCTGTCTAAATTCATTTCATCTTGTAAATCTGTTTGTTGAATCGGGTCGCCTGCGAATGTCATGCTAGGACCAAAAAGTCTTTCTGCTAATGCAGAATCAGTTTTAGCTAATTCAAATAATGTTTTTCTTTCTTCATCAAATACATTTGGTTCTCTTATTGCACCTTCTGGAACTTCTTGTGCTGCTTCTATTTTTTTCATCGCATCTAAAACACCTCTAGCACCGCCTGTGTCTATTATTTTTTGTAATTCTTTTTCTTCTTCTTGAGGAATTTTACCTGATAAATAATTTTCTAATACTTGAGCTGATACGTCTGGTTCTCCTCTAGCCTCTGTAGCAAAAAGATCTACAAACTGTTTAATACCTGGTCTCTCTGCAGCAACATCTAAAATTTTTCCTACTGGAGATTTTTTATAATCAACTCCTTTTTTATCTGCAAACTCCATTTCTTTTGCAAATCCTGCACGCTCCTCTGCATCAGAAATACTAGCGTTAAATAAATTATTTTCTTGTTCTTGTATTTTTGGTGCGTAGAATTTTTCTATTTCTTCCTCTGTCATACCAATATTAGTTTCAGCAAAGTCATCTCCTGCTAAAGCTAGATCCGCTTCTTTTTGTTGTTCTAAGCTACTGAGTTTTTGTTTTTCTGTATTAAATTTTCTAAGATTTAAAATTAACTCTCCATCATTACTATTCATTCTTCTACTTATTTCAGATGCATCTGCTTGTTCGTAAGCTTCGTCTGTTCTGTAAATATCAGAAGCTCTTAGAAAAGCTTCATTAAATGTATCACCCATACCAGCTCTAATAAGAGTGTCTGCTCCAATAATAATTGCTTCAGGTATAATACCAAACTTAGTAATCGTTCTAAGTCCTCTACCACTTTGTTTACCTATCTCCATGGCTTTGTTTGCAAACTTAATAAAATTTCTTTTTCCAGCGCCTTCTGGGATGTTGCCTGTGTTTATTGCTTTAACACCTTTGTTAAAACAATTTAATCCTTCTGAAAACTCAACACGTCCTCCATCGGCTTTGCCAACAGGACATCCAATTTTTTTGACATCGTTTAGTAAAGTTTTAAATTTTCCTTGTGATAAACTAAGTAATTCTTTTTGTGTTAAAGCACCTTTAGGCATAACATATCCAAATTTTTCTTTTTTAAAAAACTCATCAAAGTCTAGACCTTGTGCTTTTAATTCAGCTATTCTTCCTTTGCCGCCCCCTAAAGTTTTTGAAGTTGGCCCTAATAAAGTTAATCTAGGTAAGTCAACATTATCAGCACCCATAGCTTTTAATTCTGCCATGTAAGGTTTATAAATTTCAGCATCAAAAGCTTTAACTATTTTATCTGCAGCTTTCATATCGTTTTTAGCTATTGCTGCTTTTAATTTAGCTGTTCTACCACTTAAAGCATTTTGAAAACTAGATAACTTACCTTGGTTTAAAGCTTCATCAACGAATCTACTAAATACAGAGTACGGAGCTGTTTTGTTTCTAGCACTTGATGATACTCCAACAATTTCATCAATATCTATTTTAGATCCTGTACCTAATATCTTATTGGCTCTGTTACGTAAATAAGTTTTGTAATTGCTAAATGTTGTAGTTTCTTGTCCTAGTTGTTCACTTATGTCTGACATTGCAGCTCTATAAACAGCGGCTCTGATAGGATCACCTACTCTTCCTGTAAGAGAATTTTGAAAGGTTTCGTATATTTTATCTGAAATCTTTTTATTTTTTGCAATGGGTTTATCTGTTAAAATTGGGTCTGTTACATTAATTAAAAAGTCTCCGTTTGCCGCTTCACTATATCTTAAAGATGCTCTTAAAAATTCATTGAAGTTCATGTTATTTTTTTTCAAAAATTTATTAAGATCTGAATCAGGATTATCAAGCATATCTAGTGTAATAACTTTTTTACTATTTATAAGATTTTTAAAGAAGGGACTTTTATCTAAAAATTTAATTCTCTCAGCTACCTTTGGAGTTACCATATTATAACCTGTGCCTGTCGCTAGTTGAGAACCTTGATTTGTTTTATATTTTTTTAAAAGTTCTATCTGTTTTGGTGTAGGTTTTTTGTACACATAAAAAGGTTGACCAGGTGTTCCTTTAAAACCAAATTGAGTTGCATCTGTTTGATCTAATAATTTTTTTACAGCTTTAACAAAAGAACTATCTCTGCCAGGTCCTGCTTTAGTTACAAACTTTTCTGGTTCACCTAACTCTGCAGCTAGTTCTGCACCAGTAATATATCCTTTTTTGTTTTTAGGTAAAAACTCTTTTACAAGACGAGCGAATGATTTTGTTTTACTTGAATTTTTAATATAATCAACATCTACATCAAGTTGTTTAGCTAGTTTTGGATAAGCGACTTTGTCTCTATAATTCTGTGCTTCTTTTAATGTTTTAAATGTAGGGCCAGTAAATTTTTTTTGAAAAGTACTTCTTGGAGAATCATAGCCAAACTTTTTTAATAATTTTGGATCTACATAAGTTACTTCTACTCTATAAAGAGGTGGAGTCGTTGGGCTCTTTCTCTGTAAAATGTGTTGATCAACTACCTTTGCTACTCTAGCTTCTGCAAAACCCTCTCTTGTTCCTAAGTCTTCTCCTTCTATAGCACCACCACCTATAGCCATTTCATTTCTCTCAATGAAATCTACAGACTCATCCATTAAAACAGGACCAATCTCTTCCATAGTTTTTCTTAATCTATCTTTTCTTTTTTGTTCTTGAATTTCTAAAAGTTCTTCTGGCTTTGGTTGAGGTAAAGGCTCGGGTCGAGTAAGATAAGCCATCATTTGATTATAATCGGCTATCTTCATTACATCCCCATCAAATAATTTAGACCACCACCTGCGTTTTTAGTTCTTGGTGTTTTCTTAAAAGTACTTAAAATTTCATCAGAGCTCATGCCTTTGTCCATCATTTTAAACGCTTCATCCATAGTCGCCAGGACTTCTGCAACTCTTTGTGGGTCGTCATCAGCCATAATCTTTGCAATCAACTCATCTGAAATACCAGGGTATTTTATTTTTAAAGTCATTCTTTGATAAAATTTAGGAGCGATGTCTTTGTAATCTTGTAACTCTTCTAAGACTCTTCTTTTGTCTCTCTCAAACAACGCTTCATCTGTAACTCTAACTTCATCCGCAGTTTTAACAGTGCCTTTGCCAAATTTTTTGTTCACCATTTTTAAAATACTTTTGATACCTTCTTTACCTGCCCCAGCTTTAAAACCAACACGACCACCCGTAGCAAAAGGAATATCATCATCTGGATCATCAAGAATTTTTGATTCTTCTACCTCAACGGCTTCGTCGTCTAGAGATTCTCTAACGACAGGTTTCTTAACTTTAAAATTATCTTTCATAGATAAAAAATCATTTGCTGCTTCAAATTCATTTCTAGCTGTATCTATAATACCATCTAGTGTGCCTAGAGCTTCATTGTCTCTTTCGTAGTAATCTTCAAATACTTTTAATGGGTCCATACTCTGATCACCGCCGCCTTTTAAGTCATCGTAGTTAGCCAAACTTTTTCTAACATCCTCTGGTAAATCAATTCGTGTATCTTTTAATAATACCTGTCTTATAACAGCTCTTCGTTTTCCTTCTTGCATAGCACTGTAATTTCTTGCGCCCATGTCTGCAATTTCATCTTCATCTAATGTAGTTGTCTTTGGCGGTGTGTAACCTTCATCTAATACAGATTTTACACCTTGTTGTTTTGTTTTATATTCAACAGATTCTTTAATGGCTTTGTCTGCCGTACTTCCTGGCTCTACACCTTTAGGTAAACCAAGTTCTGATTTTAAAGTCATAATACCTTCGTCATCAACTTTCTTTGATGTTGCAATATCAAATACTTCTGCTTCAGGTTTTTCTTTTTTTCCAATTGGTCCAAACATAGCCTCAGCTGCTTTTTTAACTGTGCTTTCTTTTTTTCCTTCTTTGGCATTAAGAAGTCTTCTAGCATTCATCTCAAAGTTTTTTACTTCTGATGCATTTCTATTTGCAAGTGCAAACGGACCATACTCTGCTATCTTTTTTTCTATGAATCTTAAAACATCAGGGTCTTTGAAAGCTGAGTCTGAATATAATTTAAAAGGACTGTTCTTATCAAACTTAATAGGTTTGGCTATATTAGTTCCTGTGCCAATCATTTTGTTGACGTATGCTCTTCCAAATAATCTTACGAGTAGTTCTAGCATCAGTAATAATTCCTTTTAACTTTGTTTATAACCTCGTCCTTCTCATCATCTGGATGTAAGACAAAGCCACCCTGCCTGAATCTCATGATCGCTTGTGTCATCGAGTCGACTAAGTCATCATGGTCGCCAAAAGGGAAAGCTGCGCATTCCTCAATCACTTCCTCCGCAAATTCCTGGTCAGGAGCATATATCATACCAGATTCAAACAAAGGTGCAACAGAATTTACCCGTGTATGCTTATCGTTTCCTTTGCTTGGCGTAAAGTTTACAACAGGTATACCCATCTTCCTTAACTCATCTGTAAGAGGTTGACCTGATGCTTTAGCCTCAACAATGACCGTATCAGGATCCCAATACTTATATTGCTCCATAGCGACTTGTTTCAACTCTGGAAAATCGTATCTGCCTTTCTTAGCATCTAATAATATTAAACTCGCAGGGCTATCATCATTTAAATAAAATACGCCCCATGTTGTAATCGCAGAATAATCTGAGGTTTGTTTTTTACCAAACGCTGTATCGTAAGATTGTATGACGTGCTTAAGTGCAGGTATCCAATCTTCTTTCCATGGCTGCCACCATTCTCGTTTAATGATTGCACCTTCTTCTGATGTTGGGTTCTGCATGTATTGAGCATTCCATTTCTGTATACCCGTTGATGCTTTCACTGCTTCTAGTTCTTCTAACTTCCAATACTCTGGCCACAAAGGTTTACCGCTTGGCATGAT